TTTAATAAACCAATACACAGAAAGAAAGTAAGATTATTTTTAATATTATTTACAATACTATTGACAAGTCTTGCAACATTAATAATATTAGTATAATGAAAAAGAATGAAAGAAAGGATCAAAGGTTATTTGGAATACAAATTAGACCTAGAACTATGTGGAGTAAATACCTTTGAAAAAGATTATAAAATTAGAGAAAGATATGAACAATATATCAAAGATCAACAACAAGCTAACAACGATATTCCAACAAGCGATACAAACGAAACAACAAAGACAACTAATAGCACAAACTTATTGGAACATAAAGAAAGGGAGGAAACATGAAAATAATAAATGGTCAGTTAATAAAACTAACTGAAGAAGAAGCTAGAGAAGAATTTAATAACTTGTTATATGATGATAACGATTTTCAAGCACAATGGGGTTATTGTGAGGGTTCACAAACTAAAATTAATGAAGATGATATAAGAGTTTTAACATATAGACAGGCACTTGAAGAACAAGAAAATGCTTTTTATGAATGGTGTTCAGTTAGTGAAGATACTAAACATTTAAAAAAGGAGGATAAGGGGTAGTTAGAAAGAAAGGTATGAAATACTACCCCTTATATGATTTCTATATAGAGTGTTATAACCTTATCTCTTATACTTCATCTTGATTTCATTCACAATATCTTTCTCAAACTTATTATTCTTTTCCACACTTTTCCAATATTCAGCGACACACATTTCAATATCTTGTTCGGAGGCATTACAATTATTGAGATAAGCTAACAAGTCTATCAAGGGGGGGTGCTTAACTTGATTGATACGATTTCTATCTATGGCTCTTTTGTATTGAAAATTAGAATGCTTTCTAATTTTACTTAACTCATACTTTATAGTTTCAATTGGAACATATTTTTTATTCATACTTACTAACTAGTTATATCTATATAATAGATCTTTATTTAGGTACATTTCATGTACCCCTATAGGTACATCAAATGCTTATTTGATTAGTTTTATCCCCTTTTTTTCCACAAACTTTTTCCTCACTTTATCCACATATATTTGCTTGTGTTTTTTAGACATTAACTTTCTTAATTTAAAATTATTGTTTAAAATAGATTGAAAGTTATCATCACCCCTAAAATAATATTTATTAGTTTTATTTTTACCTCTGTTTTCCCATGTAATATAGCCAAATAATTGTAGTCTGTCCAAGTGCCTAACTAATGTTCTTTTGTCTTTTAAGCCCATTTTTTTCAAAAGGTAGGCATGACTAGGCACACACCCTCTTTTCGCAGTCTGTAGCCTTGTCAGGAGCATTAAAAGGTATTTTTCATGGGAGGTAAGAACCTCATTATCCAATAAAGAATGGGGTACTTTTAAAAATGGCTCACTTTTCATCAAACACTATCTTTGCATTAAAACTAAATGATATTCTTTCATCTGTTTCGTTTGAATGGAATGGATATACTGCATGACGCAAAGAAGCAGGAAAGATATAAAAGTCAGCTAATTTTGGTTGTAATAAATAGTTAGCATTTGTGAACATATCCTCTGTACCCTCCATAAATTCAATATATCCTCCAACTGAATGATGAGGTTTGGTGTGTTTATATTCACTCATAGATTGAGGTAACTTTATATATCCAACAGTAGAAATATCAGGTGAAACAAATTTATCCTCAAAATGTGTGTGAGTGTGGCATGGGTTAAAATCCCCTGACTTTTGTATGTTGTGCCATGCTGAAGTAATAATAATTTGTTTTACCTTTTTATGTTTATAATGTGATGTAGCATAGTGAACAATTAATGTGTCAAAATATTTCTGTTTCCATTTCAACATTGTGTCATGGCTGATTAATAATTCTTTGTATAAATTACCAGCCAATTTATGACCAAACTTATGACCTTCTA